GACGCCGCCACCGTTTAGCAGTATCTTGAAATGACGGGTTTTCCTATCACTGAGGTTGTTACGAACACGGGTCTGACCGGTTGTCTTGATCCAGTTGCATTCAAACTGAACCTCCCCCGAGTCCAGAAATCCCCCAATCGTTTCTTTGTAGCCAGCATCCGAGTCTAGGGACGTAACATCAACCTGTTCCGACGAAAGCGAGGGGCAAGATATGGTTAGCACTTCGTCAATCTTGACGAAATCACCAACATTGTTGGCCACGAATATGTAGCTGCCCACTCCTGATACTGCGCTAGTCAAAACACTTCCTCGATAGTCATTCGCGGAAAGGCCGTAATGGCCGTTTCCCGAGAACAGTTGATAATTGGAACCGGATGGGCCGTCTGTCCGTACAGTGCCGCCCATGCGTTATAATTGCCGGTATTGCGCAACGGTTGCGGGTGCTTCCCGAACCAATGGACGCGCTTACCGACCTTCGCGTCATATCCAAGCAGAAACACCCGTTTCGCGCCTAGCAAGATCGCCAGATGCAGCGCCGCGAATCCCGAATGCTTGCCGTAATTGATAACCGGGCGCGTTAAATCCGCCCCGTGTTCCGCATCCCACACCTCGCAAAACTCGGGCGGGGTCTTGTCCTTTTGCTTGCCAGCAACCTTCACGCAGGGCAGATTCCTGACCGCATCCGCGTGAAAGTTCCACCATTCATAGTCCGACGCATAAAGGTAGTCGCAATCCACGATCCTATAAGCGTCGTTCACGCCGACAATCGTGCAATGCATCCGGGCCAGTTCCGCGTCGGCTTTCGTCAGCGACGGCCCGCCAGCAATGACTGCAAAATCAGACGATGGCGACACGGTACGGGCGCAGCAAGTCCATTGCCGGAACGGGAATCTCAGACACCATCACACCCGCGATGTTGTCCTCCCGGTACTCGTACATCGTCCCAACCATCAGCAGAATCGCCTGCCGGATGTCCTCGGGGACATTGGAAATCGTGTCCGGGGAATCACCGCCCCCGAACCCCGCAACGTATGTAATCGTCACGGATGAAAACTGATCGCGCACAGACGGCCACGAGGCGTCATACGCGGGTTTAATCACCGCCCTGGCATTGTTGGTCAGGTCGGTTTGGAAATCGGTAAAAGACTGCGTGTTGCCATCGTCGTCCACATACTGAACAGACGTAATCGACTGAACCGGCGGCATGGGCAACACAATCTCCGTGTCAAACCCGTTCCGCTTGTGCTGAATCGTCTGCGTGACAATCGCGCGCTTGGTGAAACCCTCCGCGCGCTGCCGTGCTGCCTTAATCAGATTGCCGATGTATGCGTCATCGTCCGACGCGGTGACGCGCAGGTGTGACTTGGCCTCGGCAACGGATACCGGCTCAACGCTCGGCTGTGTGCTTACTGTGAACGACATAGAAACCTCAGAACCGGACGGGGGCCGAAGCCCCCGCCCGTTCATGGACTAGGGAAATCCCTAGAATGCTGCGACTTTCTTGATGCCTGCCGCCTGGACGGTCTTGCCATCCACGCGCGACCAGCCACGGAAGCCAACCTGGCCGTTAGCCGCATAAAGCTCGTTAAGACGCTGAATGCGGAAACCGGTGCGGTCTGCAATCGTGTAGTTGGTCAAATCACCGAACACAACAGCGGAATCGAGCGGGCTTTCCGCTTCATCCGGCATGTATGCGCTGGTGATGTACGGGCGACCGAGAATCCGATCCGGCTGGCCAGCCTGAAGGCCGGGCTGCCAGATGAAATTGTCGTTACCGTCCGTGATGCCGCGAATCGTCCGCGCCGTGCTGTCGTTGATGATCCACGTTGCATTGCTGCGGTACTGGCGCTGAAGGCCGTAGTACACATCAAGCAGCGTGTTCGCCGTGACCGCAGCGTTAAGCGGACTCTCCGTCCGCGTTACCGCGCCCGCACCCGACAGGATGCCGGTCGGCTGACCGGAACCGGAACCGCCGATAAACGCAGCCTCCTCGGCCAGACCATGCGAACGCCCAAAGGCACGCGCAAGGTACGCCTCAATGTCAAAGTCACTGTCTTGCAACAGTTCCTCGGACACCTTGACGATGCGGCCCAGTTTGTGAGCGCCAAGCTGCACATTGCCGAACGCCGGATCGCTTTCCGTGTAGGCGGCTTCCTCGTCCGTCCAGGTAGACACTCCGAGAGTCGATTCCACGCGGATGTTATGCAGGCCCGCGGTCATAATAACGTCGCAGAACGGACGCAGCGCGTTGTGGTCATCGCGGATTTCGCGAAAACGCGAATCGAAGTAATCGGACACAAGATGCCCACCCTCCGAATCCGCGCCGACTTCCAGCGCATTGCTGTACTGGCCTTTGCGAATGTACGCATCCAGCGCGCTCAGGTAGCCTTCCGCTTTCGCGCCTTCGACCTTGCCCTTTTTCGCTTCCTCGACACGCTTTTCGCGGCCAAAGGATGCGGCCATTTCAGCGTTCAGCTTTTCCTCATTATAAACGCGGTCTGCCTGTTCCTTCAGGTTTGCCTGCGCTTTGTCGAGGCGCTCGTATTTTTCCTTCGTTTCGGAGTCGAAGCCGTCAGGATTAGCATTGCTAATTTCCTGCATCTGGTTAACCAGGCGGCCACGCTCTTCCAGAAGCTCTTCATAGGTTTTAGCCATGATGATTCCTCTTGGTTTATTTCAAGCAATAAAAAACCCGCCGAAGCGGGTCAGTGAGTGGCAGGGCGTCCGCCCCGCGTCTCAAGTGGCCGTCCAGCTACTTGAGCAATTGGCGCTGCCGGGTGATATCGCCCCGCAGCCTGTCCAACTCGACAGAGCGAGCCAGATAATCGGCATCCTTCGGATTCGGATGCAGTTCCTCCACATCGGGAGCTTTGTTGATCCACCGAAAAGCGGATACGTTAGAAACCTTGCCCTTTCTCTCAGAAACCGAATCCGCGAAACCGTTTTCGACGGACTCCGCAGCGTTCCACCAGGTTTCCGCGTCCATCAGAGCGGATAGCTGTTCAGCGGGCAACACGGTGCGAGCGGTATAGGTAGTGACCAGCGAGTCCTTGACCTTGTCCAGAACGTCCGCCTGCTTACGCATTTCGTCCGCGTCACCGACCGTGAACGTGTAAGGGTTGTGAATCATAAACATGGCGTTTTCTGCCATTTCGATTTCATCCCCGGCCATCGCAATCACAGACGCGATGGACGCCGCATAGCCATCCACCTTGACCGTAACTTTACCTTCGTGCTCTGCCAGAAGGTTGTGAATGGCGAGCCCTTCAAAGACATCACCGCCCGGAGAGTTAATTCTTACAGTTACATCGCCGTCGATATTGTCAAGCTGTTCCTTTACATCTTTGGCGATAACGCCAGCGCCGAAAAAATCCTGCCCGACGATGTCGTAAATCAGTATCTCGTTCATAGTCCTTCCCATTCATCCATAAGGGCGGGAACGTCTGCCACCGCCAGCACCTTGTCGCGGCGATGATTCGCCCAACCCTCTGCGGTTTGTTCGTCCACACCCTCGTCAATCAGCGTGTCGATGAACCGCAAATAAAAATCCCCGACCCACTCCCGGAAGTCCTCCGGGGGGAGCCGGTCATACTCGACGCGAATCGCTTTCACCTCGCGGGCAATAAGCCCGTCGAGCTTGGCCTGTACGTCGTCCTCGTCGTCTTCTGGCTCGTCGTTCGCCCCCGCCATGTTCAGCGGCACGAGGTATTCGTCCAGTCCATCGACCGGGTTCATGTTTTCCTTCTTGCGAACGTCATTCCGCGACAGCCAGCCGTTCTGGATACCTACTGCATAGGCGTTATAACGGCTCTCCGTGTCGCCCCTCAGAAGCGCGTCCAGAGTGAACTCGGCAAAATAAAGCCCGCGATAGCGGGCCGGTATGAGGTCACGGGTTATCGTGTGTTCTATTCGCTTGCACCACGGTCGGAGCGTGTGCATCACGAACTCAATAGACTGATGCTCGATGTTTGAGAACGTCGCCCGGTCTAACTCGTTCAGCATATGCAGCGGGACGCGGAACCAGCGCGCAATCTCGGCAACCTGGAACTTCCGCGATTGCAGGAATTGGGCATCGTCATTGCTCATGCCGATCTGCTTGTACTTCAGCCCGGATTCCAGAATCAGGGTCTTGCCCGCGTTCTCAGAACCCATGTAACTCCGCAAATCCTGAGTGAGCCGGTCTTTTGCGTCCTCTCGCAAATGCCCGTCCATCTCGAACACGGACGGAATGCGGGTTCCGTTGGCGAACGTCTTGGCCGCGTGGCGCTCCGTGGCAATCGCTACACCCAACGACTGCCGCGCATGGCTCAGTGTCGAGTACCCCGTCACCCCGTCGCCACCCATCGCCGGAACTCGCCAGATTTCCGACGGCATATACACGGCCCGACGTTTTGGGTCTTCGTAGGCAAAAATGAGTTTGTCTGCGCTGTCCCGTGTAACCCTCATGTAAGCCGGATCAAGCGGGTGCAGTCCCACAATCTGCCCGGTGTTGTTGTATTCCTTCCGGCAATAGGCCGTTCCTCGAATCAGCGCGGAGGCCATGACGAACTCTAAAAGCTCCTGCGGGGTCATCTCCGGGTTCGCAACCTGGCTAAAAAGCCGGTTTAACGGATGATTTACCGCCAGTTCCTTGCCGCCGTCTGACCGGCGCATATAAACCTTAAGCGGCAGCGAACCGATAGACTCCGACAGTATCCGCACGCACGCGAAAAACGCTGAAAGCTGCATCGCGGTGGCCTGATTGACTGCAACCCCCGCATCAACCGGCTGAATGTTGATCGATTGCCGCCACCATTCCGGCTCTTTTAACGTCGCGGCCTTCGGCTCGTCCTTTTCCCAAAATTTCAGCTTCATACAACCGTTAATCCGCGCTTCATGTATATGCTCCCCTCACTATCGGGCTGCATATACCTGTTCATGGCCGATAACAGGGCAATCACCCCGTCGATCTTGTTTTCCGGCCTTTCCTTGCGCGGGTAAATGTTGTCTTTCGCGTCCATATGGCAAACCACGTTTGACACCATCCAACTAAGCACCGGATCGTTATGCTCTAACGTCCCGGCGACAACTCGCGCCTCTAGTTCCTTCATCGGCTCGGAGAAATTCAGGACAGAGGGCCGAACCTCCGTCATATTCCAGCCTTCGTTAATCATGCGGCCCGCGAATTGGGTCGCCTGGTGCGGGTCATACGCGAACTCACGTATTTCAAACCTGGACGCGAATGACTCGCAGTCCTGTTCGATAAAATCAAAATCAATGATGTTGCCGGGCGTAACAGTGAATCGACCTTCCTTCCACCAACCGTGATACTGGTCATTGGTGGAATTTCTGACGGTCTCGTCCGGCAGGTAATAATTGAGGAACGGATACAGAACCCCGTCCCTCTGAAACAACAGGCAAAGCGCGGCAATGTCGATCTTCGATGCGAAGTCCGCGCCCATAAAACACGGCTCGCCCTCGAAATCTTCAAGCGTTAGCGCATTGTTGCGGCAGGCGTCCCACTTCCACATGTCCATCCATGCGGAATCAGCGTTAACCCATATGTTGAAACGCTTCGTTAAGACGTTGTTTTGTGCCGATGGCGTTTGCTTGGCCTTTTTGACCAAACGCTCAACATCAAACGGGAGAACGCTAACCCCGTAATTCGGGTTCGCCTTTTTCCACAGTTCCGGGTCGTCCCACACACGTTCGATGTCGTCATCGTCCAGCGTGTAAATAATCCCGAAGTAGGAATCATCACTGTTAACGCCGGTTAACAGCTTGGTCACATACTGGCGCTGCTCATAGCAAATGCCTGCCCGGTTCGACCCTGCGGTCGTGATAATGAACATCAGCGACTGCGCACGGGAGCCTGTGCCGGTTTCTATGACATCGAACACCTCGCGCGACTTATGAGCGTGTAACTCGTCAATTAAGCCGCCATGAATGTTCAGCCCGTCCAGCGAATCCGAGTCCGACGCAAGCGGGATAAAGCTGGAAGCCGTGCCTTCTACAAAGATCGAATGCTTCCACGCCTCGACCCCGTAGAACTCCTGTAAGTCGGCAGTTTTGAGGACTTGCCGGCGGGCTGTGTCCCATACAATCCGCGCCTGATCTTTTTTGACCGCTGCGGAATAAACCTCCGCGCCGCCTTCCCCATCCGCGCAGAGCAGATACAGCCCGATGCCAGACATCAGGAACGTCTTGCCGTTCTTCCTCGGCACTTCCAGGTAAGCCGTTCTAAAGCGCCTGTGCCCGTTCTCGTCTATCCACCCAAACACAACCGCAAGAATGAACACTTGCCACGGTTCGAGCGTTAAATCCTGCCCCGCCCACTGCCCCTTAATGTGGGGCAGGGCTTCAAGGAATTTGCAAACGTGCGTGACCCGCTCCGGGTCAAAGGTAAACGGGAAATCCTCGCGTTCTAGGTCGTCAAGGTGCCTCTGACACGCCGCAATCGAC